GTCGGTTCTAAAGCCTAGATCATTAAGCGCCTTTTCATAAGCGTCTGTGCCTTCGATTAAACCGCGAGATAGGATTGCCTCACGCGCTTGGTCTAGTGCTTTTTCATAGTTCTTAGTAAATAGAGCGCCTTCATCTAGAATGTCGTTTAGCTCTTTCTGAGACTTTAATAAATCGGTGCCCGTTGCTTTGGCCAGTCGCTTCGCTTGTATTGCTGCGTCTTTTAGTGCCTTCTCGTTACTTGCAACTAAACCGTTATTTTCACTAATAGATTTAGATGACTTCTTGAATGCTGTTATTAAGCTCGATGTTTCCTTAGCGGCTAATTTTGTTTGAATCACTAGATCGGCCTGAGAGTCAGTTATTATCTCGATAGCCCTCTTGCTTAATTCGGTTTCCTGCCTAATTCGTGCAACTGCACTATTGTAGTTATCTAATGGTGTAATTATGTTAGATACTTGAGATGAAAAGTTTGCTAAAGATTCTGCCTGACCATCAAGCCCAATAGCTGCAAATCCTTGCCCAATCTTGCTGATCATTCCGGCATAGGCTTCTAGAACTAAATCAAATGAGCCAACGAAAGCAAGCTTTATAGCCTCCCCAGCTATTCGGACGCCGCCTTTTATATCCTCAAAACCAGTTAATAGACCAGTAACTAACGCGATGCCAACGAGCTTACTATCCGTTAGAACGCCTTTCAATACGTCCATCACTCCAATTACATCATTTCCGCTACTAAATAAGTCATCAAATGCCACTGATACTTGTGTGTATATTGGCTCCAGCGTTGAGAATATTTCACTGACGCCAGTCAAAGCAAGGGCCGTTACATCTATTAGTATAACCAACCCACGACCTAGCGCCTCAACAGCGGCAATTGCCCCATCTGACTCTAGAAGGTTAGTTAATGACTTTATTGCTCCGCCCGCAGACCCAGCAAGCCCGTCACCGCTTTTATTGACATTAAAGAATGCGACTTGAAGCTCAAAGAATGCGCCTCTTAGGTTGCTTGTCTGAGCGCCTAACGTGTCCATCTGGTCAGCCATTGCCGAGCCAAAGTTATTATTCCCTATTCCCTGTAAGTAGCCCTCTATTGCGCTGGCCTCTTTCTTAACTGTTGTTGCAACACCCTGAAATGTAAATGTTACTAGGTCTCCTTGGGACTTCGCCTTAATGCCAAATTCTTTTAGTCTTTCAAATTCACCTGTGGCTGCATCCGCTACCGCCTCAACAGCCTGATTCAAGCTCTTACCCATTGCCGCCGCTGTATTTCCGTACGACCTAAGAGATGCAATGCTTGGATCTAACCCCAGTGCCTTAAGCTTGATAAATCCCTTGACCGATTGCTCTAGATCAAAGGGAGTTGTTTTGGCAAACTCCTTTATTTCATCTAATGCCGTTGCCGCCTTTTCTGCACTACCAAGCACCGTCTTTAGCGAGGCATTCATGGTTTGCATTGATGCCGCCGCCCTGAATGTATCAACAGCCAGAGCGCCAAGCCCAATACCCGCAAATATTCCAGCCAATGATTTAAACGAACTACCGATGGCCTTGCCGCGCTTTTCAACACGCGCACCGGCCCGATCAACTTTATCAAGTGACTTTTCAGCCGAAATCAGCCCCTTGGGGTTAACTTCAAAGCCTAAATGTGCTATTTCCATAATTTACCTAAAAATCAAGTCGCTGATTCGTTTGCGTCTATCTATGTCTGATTCAACCACGCATGGCGCGGGGCAGTCATGCTTAGTTGCTCTAATGCTCATGCTCGCGTGTATAGCAGATAATTGGTACAGCGTCTCAACTTCCCAAGGAGTTAAATTGAGACCCATTAACCTCATCCAGTGACGTATCTCGGAATATTCAATTGCCGATAGCCCGTAACCAGAAGGGCGGTTAAAACCTAGTGATTCCAAATGCCTAACTAGATCCTCGCCGCCCTCAATATCAGGTAAATCGTACTTGTGTGTTTTATACCTAGGCTGATTTACTTGCCCTTTGGTGGTGGCTTCTGGAGTCGACGCCAACCAAACACTTGATGCGATATAGTCCTTTAAGTTCTGCCTTAACGTCCCAAAAAATTGGCACGCTCCACAATGAACGAGTCTACTTGTTCACGCGCCCAGTCACAGTTTTTATAGAACTCAAAAGCTCCTGCATGAGTGGACTCAACAGCATTGCCATTGAATCCAACCCTCTCAAACCTAAGAGTACATCTAGCTAACAGGTCATATCCTAGCGCTTTTGCTTTAGCTCCAACAGGCATCTTTTTGCCTCTGAATTTATTTTCAATTTCAGAATTAAACGCCTTAAACTCTTTGCTATCTTTACCTACAAGATAAACGCAAACCGGCTTGCTTTCATCGTCATCTTCGAAAAGCTCTTCATTCGTATCAGGGTCGCAAAATATATATTGAACCCCTTCAATGTTGGCTTTTTTGGTTGAAAACCTATCTTCGCTAAGATCCATCATTACACAGTACCTTTAACAACAGTTGTTTGAAATAACATTTCAATTTCACGCATCAAGAAATCGTCAGCGCTGCCTTGCACTTCGCCAGACTTGCTAACTTGAATTGTGTACCAGCGCAAATCTACGCCGTTATCGTGTGCGTATTGAACAGAGATAATGGCGTTCTTATCTGTTTCGGCTGCTTCGATAATATCCCAGAAAGCCGTATTGTCTTTCTTGTACTTAAGATTGATCGAGCCAGTACCTAAGCGTCGGCCTGTCTTCTGATCTGCTTTGTCGGCAGTGCTGTAGCTATTGTCCGTTACCGTATCCCATTGAGGGTTAGGGCCTTGATAGTCCACAATTTCAGCCGAGGTTGCATCGGTGAAAGTTAGAAGCTCGTAACCAGCCTCATCGAATGTTGCAGGCTCAGCGGCAGAAACCGAAAAGATTGCACCTGCATTAGTTTGAAAATCGCTCATTAGTTAAGCCTCTTTATTGATTGTTGATTTAAGTTGTGGCTTATCTAATGACTTCGCCTTTTGTTTTGATTCTTTGCTTGTTGACCAGCCGTCTTTTTCATACGCTGCTAATTCGCACTCATATGGAAATAACGACTTGCCGCCTCTAAATACTTGAACTTTTTTCATCTGTAGACCTCATAAGGAATTGAAATTGGTACAAAATGCCAGCCGTCTTTAGTTATGCTTGGCCCTACTGTAGCCGCCCTATCTATTCTGATATCAGCGTCTACGCTTGTAAATTGTGTGTTTTTTGGGAACGTGTCGAGTACTAATTGAATTAGTGGCGTCCTATTCCCTGCATCGGCCTTAACGTAAACCCTAATCTGTAAAATTGACGGTATTCTGTCACTACCAAAAGTGCTTTGCTCTGGACGCGACTCAAGATAATCAACCCGCAAATATTGGGTTAACGCATCTTTATTCAGGAATAAATTAGGATAGTCAACCGACTCACCAAGCGCCTCTATTACAGGGTCTAGCAAGCTCATTATTGCGGGCGTACTCATAATTGCTCTCTAACTATTGCGTTCCAGTTTCTAGCGTTTCTTCTAAGCATTCCGTTAGGCGCTTGGTCTGAATGACCATACTCAAGCGGAATTATGTATTCTAAGTTGCTAGTAAATCGGTGTATCACGCCAAAGGTAATCGGGCCACTGTGAGACCATGAGGCTCTAGCTCTGCCCTTATCGAATGGCGTATCTTCTTGAACGCGATTACCAAGCTCAAGAATTGAGCCTATATATATGGGGCGCAGCTTCTCAAGCTTTTGTTCTCGAACCCACTTTGATATTGTGGTTCTAGCCATTGGTAATAACCCTGTACATTATGACCGGCTCGCCTGTCCTGACTCGCTTAATCTTTGTAATAGATGCTTCCACGTCATCGGTAACAGTCATGTTTGAAATGACGTTTGATGATGCTGGCATTAAGTAAACTTTACTGGAGTCAGTCGCTAAACCGTTGTCCACTTCTTGCTTTGTGAAATCCACCTCAACCGCGTATGTTGTCGATTCAACCTCAAGCATTACAGGATCGTAGTTAGGCCCGCTTTTCTTAGCAAGATACTTAAGCGTGACCAGTCGTCCCGCATCTTTAATCTTCGCCTCTGCCGATGCTATTTGACGACTGTAATCTTTCAATGTCGGCCCAATGTGCTAGGCACCGTGACAATAAGATCTTTTAACAAAGCCTTAGCCTGTGGCATGTAGTTTAGAAAGTTTGAACCGGTAAGACCTGCATTCGAACTGAAAAACTCAGTAGACAACGGGCCAATAGTGTCAACTTTAATTCTATCGCTCGGAGCTGCCGATGGGTCAAGCCCTTGCGAGAACTGATAAGTAATCTCGCTGTGAGATGACTTGTGTTGCGGTGTAACCGTATAAGCTACCGTCTGGTCTACTTTCCAATTTAACGTAGTCATGTAGTCATACGCTCGCACTGCATCAGATTCTAGCGTAGCCGCTACAGTGTAGCCTCGAAGCTCAATGTAATCGGTTATCTCGACAACAGTATTATAGCTATTCGCGTCTGGTACGATTGTTCCATCTTCAATTATTAGCATTTATCGCATCCATAAAAAAGGCCACCCTAATGAGTAGCCAATAAAAAAGCCGACCTAAGTCAGCTTCGTTGTGTTGTTTAGTTTCGGTTAACTATTCAAGTGAACCGTCCAGCTCAAAAAATAACGAGATACAATGCCCGTCTAAATTAGATTGGACGTATATATTGCTTTCGTTTTCTTTTATAGAATATTCAATATTAGCGCCCTCAAGAAATACAATATACCTGTCTAAGTCATTCATAGCGATGCCTTCATGATCTCATCGCGAAGGGCTTTACAGCATAGCTTATTTAGCCTATCGAAGTTAATTAGATAGCCTTGCGAATCCTTCACTAACTCATTTCGCTGCATTGTCGATAATGGTTTTTGTGGGCCATTGCCTTTGATGAAATGACCACGATTTAGTTTTATGAATCTATTCATAATTGTAAACCAAATCATCGTCGATAGCCCTGCTGCCATCTTGATTAAATCTAATGTAAGCGGAATTATCTACCTCGCCAGTAATCGACGCCCAGTAGAAACCATCCGCATTTAACTCAGAGCTAAAGTTTATTTTCATTGTCCGGCATAGCTGCTCAAGATTTTCTAAGTCAGTCATTCAGTTAAACTCTTTTTTCAGTGAGCCGTCTTTATTGAATGTCACGAATACCACCTGAGCGTCGCTGAGGTACCGATTATGGTCTCTCTCTATCGTTATACCATCAGCATGATTAAATTCAATATAATCAACCCCAATATCGTCGAGACACTTCTTTAGCTTTTCTAAGTCAGTCATAGCGGTGCCTTTACTATCTCCGCCTTTCCAGCATCAATCATCCTGTCAAGATGATTAAAAAACTCTGTATGATCGACGCTCATAAAATGATCCGAGAAATCAACTCTTAACGCGGCAACTGATTCATCATAATAAACATTATACGGTCGAGAATCTATGGCGTAAACTATCGGGCCATCTACTGCGTAATAGTTAATTGAATTAGCGTGAGCAAAATGAACCATATCGCCGCATTTAATCTTATCGCCCCTTATGTCAAGCGTTGTTTTATTCATGTTTAAATCCTCTCAATTTGAGGATCAACTATACATTAATCAGCGATTCTGTCAAATGCTGCTTTATTCTTTGATTCTATCTGCGCCAAGTTAAAAGACTTGCCTTTAACCGGATCAGCAAATTTATCTAATTTCATACCGTCCTTAAACAGCTTGTAACGGGTCGGGCCTAACCAGTCCTTCTGTATGCTAACTGGCTGTCTTCTAAGCCAAGCATCGAAGCTAGGGGCGTTTGTAATACCTACTTTGCCCTTACGTTGATCTTTCGGTATCTTTCCAACGGGTCGAGTATCAGAAACAAACGGCTTACGTGAACGCTTGCCGCTTGATCTGGTTCTAGCCAGTACGATTGTTCTGCAACCGCCTGCATGTAATGGTGGAACTGGGCCTTTGCCTAACTTGTAATAATCTATGCCGCTGGCGTTGAGTGACCTGCAGATATCTCCAGTCCTTCCGTCGAAAACTGGGCTTAGATAGTATTCTTCAACACCAATCTGCTCGAAAGCAACCATTGAAGCTGTGTTTGATATGTGGTTTAGCGCACTTCTAACAACTAATCGCTCAATGCTTCCATCGCGCTTATAAAGTAAGCCGTCTTTTCGTTTCTGGGCTACTGTGCCGCGAATTCGATTCATGATCTTATCGGTCGATTCGCCAAGGACAAACCCCTCGTTAATCGCCGCAGATATCAATCGTACATGCGCCTTTGATCTATCCCGAATATGATCACGAATATGTGTGCCATTCATCGGCCTAGACATAGCCGCCGCATAAGCTTGGCTTTGGGTTATCGTAACCCCTAAGTCTGCAACACCAGAAGCGTAGGCAACATCAGCCGCGCGTCTAACTTCAAACGCCGCAAATGGTCTGCCCTCATCAGCTAATACAGAGCTAGTAATCTTTGTTAGATCCGCGCCCATTTCTGCAATGGTCTCGCGCAACCTGATTAGCCTTTTTGTCTTAAAGCTATTCTTTAATAATAAAGCCTTCTCCCTTTCGGTAAGGCCGTCGAATATGTCGCGTAGTTGACTAGTTAGACGATCATCAGAACGTTTCAACAGCTTTAAAATAGTATTCGTAACGTGTGTACCGAACCTATGAGAATTAAGCTGCTGATTGCCTATTAAATCCTCTAACTTTTCAACTTCCACACTAAATTAATTCAATAGCGGCGTCGATCCACTCTTGTTTAACCAAGTCACTTGCCTCTGATTGAGCCAAATCATCAATGGTTGATATGCCTTGAAGCCCCAGCTTTACAGCCTTGCTTTTGCCAATCCCTGAGATTTTAACCAGCTCTGATTCGGTCGCACCGGACACATTGCCAGTGTCGGCCTTCTTCGCGTTCTGCTCTCGCATAAGTCTAAATGATGCTGCACCCATAATATTACCTCAACAGTTTCGGGGCGTGTTACCGCCCCGAGTGGTTTAAATGTTGGTTACTAATGCCGCCAAGCGAACGTTATTTCGATCATACACGCGATCATGAAATGCTGCCGTAGCAAGTTCCGCATTAGAGGGGCTTGCCGCCGCCGCCGTTCCGGTTGCCGCAATGCCGCGAGGGTGAATCAAAAAGTGATTACGAGTAACCAAAATATCATTGCCCGCCAATGAGTCGCGGTCGGTTTCGGTCGGCACTGGAGCCGCCCCGCTACCTAAACCAAAAGCACCATTGCCAAAGAGATAAGAGGTGTACTTAAAGCCATCGGTTGTGCCAGCGACTTTCGGGCATGAATCATCAACCAAAATGATCTTGCCATCGACTGTGCTAACCACCAAGCTACCGTCTGTTGCCTGAACTTCGTCAACCGCTTTTTGCTTGCGTAAGGCGCGGTAAACATCAGAGTGAACGCAAAGACCTGTAATCTTAGTCTCAGAATCGCCCATCGTACCACCGCCATCAATGATAGCGTCTACAGAGATACGTGTAGTGGCAGACTGCCCAGCAATGCTCTCGACCGCAATGTCTACAACCATGTCGCTTGCATCGTTATCCACGTTATCAGCAAATACGCCTGACAAGCTGGAGATTAATGCAACCTGATAGCGTCTAGCCCAGTATTCAGCCACTAGCTCTGCAATCGCTTTCATCGGATCATCGCCAGATAGGGCTTTAGCTAAGTCGTTAACCTGCCATGCCTTGCCGCGCATCAATAGTGCGGCCACGTCTTGACCCGCATCAATCTTCGCGGGGGTTAATGCGCCTGAGTCCGACAACAACTCATCGTCGCCAGTAAGGTCATTCCAGAACGGCATGTTGATAGTTTTGCCGCCTGCAAAGGCTAGAGCGTCAAGCTCTGGAGAATTGGAGATAATGCCGCCTAAATATAGAGCGGTTAACTCGGCCGTACGTTGAACCACATAAGGGTTGAAGACCTCTGGTACGATTACGTCAGAAATTTGTGTTAATGCCATTTGTTTTTACCTGTTTTTGTCTGAAAGCTGTTTGAATAGTGCAGGGTTAGCCCTTGCTAGTTCGGCTTGCTTAGTTAAATTAATTGTTTTGGGATCGAAATATTGACCCCAATTGTCTAAGGCTCCGCCACCACTTCCACCGGAAGCTCCGCTCCCTTTTGGTTTGTTAAAGAACAAACCCATGCTTGCCTCGTCGCGCAACTTAGATAGGTATTCAACGCCTCCTAAATTTTTGCCATCAAGCCCGTACAGTTCTGTCTTTCCATTCAAAGCACGTATCCCGTTTTCGGTTTTCTTAAAAGTGCCAAGGCCAGCGCGAATCAAATGTTCGTCTGCCCCGTCAACAATAGCTACCATTGGGTACTTTGCGTTGTATTCTGCAATTTGACCGCGAAAATAATTTGTTACATCAGCGGTGTCAAGCTGGTCTTGCAAGCCACCACTAGTTTTCTTTTCACACTCTAGGCTCGCGCCAAGAGTGCTTATCTGCTCTCTAAACTGAGATTCGATATCAACCTTCATTCCGGCCATTTGCGCCTTGAGCGCCTTTACTGCTTCCGCGTCATCTGGTGACGCCTCTTTCAATGCGGCTAGGTCTGCTGTTGCTTTCTCTAGCTTCTCATCAGCCATAGCCTTTGCGGTTGTTGCCGCGTTTAGATCGTTGCTTATTTTGGATTTATCAGCATCCATAGCAACGTTAATAAAATTTACTAGGTCTGAATTACCTAGAATTTCCGAGGTGATAGCCTCATTGGTCTTAAAGGTCGTGAAATCGATTGGCATTGTTACTCTCCGAGTAGGTTAGTTGTAGGTAGACTCCGCCACCAGTGTAAAACCGCTTAATGCGGCAAGTATTCTTTCTATGTTTCTCTGTCCATTATCTCGGCAGCTAGCTCTTCATCAGTCTTTTCAGTGAGTTTAGCTTTGCGCTGCGCGTTGTTCAAAACAGATATGGCCGTGTTCCCAACTGTAACAGAACGATCTAGAGCCGCTATTAACTGTGAGCTAATCTCTTCTTGATCGAAATTAGTATTCAATTGAAACTCTGCATTCTCAGGATTTCCCGACCATTTAAGCTTCATATTCGTAGCGCTTACAACCGCGCTAGAAATAGAGTTAAGCATGGTGTAAATGCTTGCGTGTTTAGTCGCGGCTCTCAACTTCATTGATGAT